AAATAGTGATTAATATTATAAAATAATGCTTGAAACATTAATTGAAGATATTAAAAATCAAATAATTGAAATAAATAACAAAAAAATAAATAATGATAATAAAACTAAATTGATTAATACATTATATTTAGAATTAAAAAAAAAACATGAATTTATCACTTTGGATTTAGTCAATATTTTATTAGATAAATTTATTAAAAAAACTTATAAAATTACCATTGATAAACAAAGTAATTTAGATTTTACTGGTTTAAGAAATTATGAAAATTTGTTTGAACAATGTAAAATACCCAAAAAATATAAAAAATTACAAGATCATTTTACTAAATTACTAGCAACCCCTCAACCCGAACAAAGAACAAAAGCATGGTTTGATTACAGGCATTTAAGAATAACTGCTTCTGATACCGCTGAAGCAATAGATTTAAATCCATACCAACCTGTTGAAAGTTTTATTCTTAAAAAATGTGATCCTGCACATAAATTTGATGATAATCAAAATGTATATCATGGAAAAAAATATGAACCTATTGCAACAATGCTATATGAACATATATATAACATAAGAGTTACTGAATTTGGGGCTCTACCAAGTGAAACATATCCAATATTAGGTGCATCGCCTGATGGTATTTGTTCTGCATATACACTAGATAATAAATTTAGTGAAATGTTAGGTCGAATGTTAGAAATAAAATGTACTGTAACACGACATTTATATACTAGTGGTATTATACCTGGACATATTTGCCCTTTTTATTATTATTGCCAAGTTCAACAACAACTTGAATGTTGTGACTTGGAAGAATGTGATTTTTGGCAATGTAAAATAATTGAATATAATAATAGAGAAGAATATCTATTAGATGTTAATGAATATGATGCAAATACTATTGGTATAAATAATGAAAAAATGAAAGTAAATAAAATATTGAAAAAAGGATTAATATTAAAATTTTTACCAAAAAATTTTATACCAGATACTAGTACAGATCCTACATGGGAAGATAATATTGAATGGAAAGGAAAATTTATCTATCCGCCTAGATTAGATATGTCGGTAGACGAATATAATGAATGGGCTATGAACATATTGAGTAAAGAAAGAGTTGGTATTGATGATTGTTATTTTGATAAAATTGTTTATTGGAAATTAGAACAATCTCACAATGTAACAATTGTTAGAGATAGAAAATTTTTTAGTAATATTTTACCAATTTTAAATGAAACATGGAAACAAGTAGAATATTATAGACAACATTTGGATGAATTAGACGAATTAAGGGAAATTATTAAAATTCGTACTAAAAGAAATTATATAAATACTAAATTTAAAATAAATAATACAGAGAATAAATTATTTTTATAAAATATTAGATTATCAAATCAATTAATTATATGATTAAAAGTATAAAAAAATATCTTTAAATATAATATTTTAGTAAATATTATATTTAGATCAATCATAATAATATAAATATATTTAATTATAAATATTTTAAATTTTCTTTATAAAAGTATATAATGACTAAAATATCTAAAAATAATTTTACAGGAACTAGAAAAATTAAAAAATATACTAATAAATCATTAAATTCTAAGTCATCTGAAGCATCCTCATCTCAATCTACAAATGAACTATTAGATATCCTTAATGAGAAACCTGTTATGCAAAATAATAATAATAATATGAATATGAATATGCCTCAACAAAATATATCACAAAAAAATATGAATGTTGACCCACTATTTATAAATACTTTTGTACCCTTAAATCAAGATGGTAAAATAAATAATGTAAATAATATAGGTAAATTATTAGGAGGTTTGTCAACCAATGAAAATAATAATTTATATAAACAAATGGATGTTGCCAGCGAAATTCCTATGCAAAATAATTCACATCAAATGTTAAATATGGATCAAACCGGTATGGGTATGAATCAAATGGCTATGAACCAGATGAATATGAATCAAATGGCACAAATGCAAATGGGTATGAATCAAATGCCTATGAATCAAATGGGCATGGACCAAATGGGTCAAATGCCTATGGGTATGAATCAAATGGGTCAAATGCCTACGGGTATGAATCAAATGGGTCAAATGCCTATGGGTATGAATCAAATGGATATGAATCAAATGCCCATGAATATGAATCAAATGCAGATGGGTATGGATCAAATGCAAATGGGTCAAATGCACGGTGGTAGTAATATAAAATTAAATATTTCTAATATTAGAAATCTTTCAAAAATATATAACGAAAATAGATTAATATAATTTAAATGTTGGTATATCAATTAGTTTATCAATAATATAAACATTATCCTCTAATTTAATTTCATTGCCTAATTCATCATATGATACTTTCCCAACAGGATAATTTAATTCGTAATCATACACCACACCAGTATCCTTATAATACCAAAATTTACTAATTTCAGAATATACATTATTTTCTAATTTTTTAACTGCATCTATTTTTCTAACTTTTATTTTAATTCTTTTTGATTCTTTTGAATTAGATCCATTATTAATTTTTTGATCATATTCTATTTTTTTATTATAAGCGGGACCAACATTATCTTCAAATAATGCTTCTTCATTAAATTGAAAACAATTATATTTTGAACCCATCATATTATGTTCTTTAAATAAATTACAATCAACCGCAACTTCTTTAACAGCTTCAGAAAAAGATAATAATAAATTATTTTTTTTTCTAGATATATTTTCTAATTTCTCATCCGTTGTTTCCTTTTGATTTTTTCTAACCATTTTATATCTAAATACATCGACTTTTCTTTCTTCCATAGGTAAATCTTTATGATGACAAATACGAATTGCACGTCCAATAATTTGTTCAATACGCACCTCGTTCCAATAAGGTTCTAAAATATGTACTTGTCTTACATTTTTTAGATTAATACCTTCTTTACCAGCTGGTGAAATCATTATAATTTTTATTACTTTACCATATACATTTGCTTTACTATTAAATAATTTTTTATTTTGTTCTCTTGTTTCTTTATCAATTCCACCGTGAAATTCAATATAAGCCTGTGTTTCAGCTTGAGAATCTTGTTTATTATAATTTGTAAATTCAAAAAATTCTAAATATATTTTAAATATTTGTAATCCTTCCATTTCAACATAGTTACTATACATCAAGACAGGTCCTTTTGATTTTAAAATATTGAAAATTATAGTAACCATTTTTGGCGAACACATATATAATTTTTCAAATAATTTAGATTTGTTTTTTTCTTTATCTAAAAAATTTGTAAATTTACTTTTATATTTATCCTTAAATAATTTAATATCGTCTTGTAAAGTATGTTTATTTTTTTTATCATCTTGATGAATATCTTTTAAAAATTTAATAAATGAATTAATATAAATTTTAACTGCTTTTACATATTCATTTAATTCTTTATTTTTTTTTAAAAGTTCTGTTTTTTTCTCTATATCTTTATCGATTGTTTCAATATCTCGTTCGTCGATTTTAAAATGACTTGGTCTAGGTCTTTTTTCACCTGTAACTGAATTATCAATAGTAGGAAAAACAAAATTACAAGCTTGACGAGTATATGAACTATATGTTGACATATCATCTCCTCCTACTTTACCTCTTTGCATACGTCTTCTAATTTTTTCTTTTTTTTCTTCAAGTTCTTCAAAATAATTATATATTTCTTCTTGATATTTTCCCATAACTATATTTTTATAATGCATTATTTTAGCAGCATACTTATCAGGTGTTGCACCGTAATAATAAGATATTAAACCAGTTATTCTTCTTTGAAACATATTTTTAGTATTTTCATTCAAAGATGCAAAATTACTTGATGATATATAAATTTGATTAAATATACTTTCACTTGTTGGGAAAGTTTCAGGTCTTAATAAATTAAATATTAAAGCATATTCAAATGGTTTATTAACAACAGGTGTTGCAGATAGTAACATTATTCTTGTATTTTGTTTCTCTATTTTTTCTTGTTGAATATAATCATAAATTACTTGTGCACGTTTACCCTTTTTTTTTGAAATATTATTATATACATTATTAATAAAATTATGAACTTCATCAATTATAAATAAAAAAGGTTTTGAACTGTCTACATTTTTAATTTTATCTAAAAAATCTTTATCAGCATAAGGTGAATCATAATGTACAAAAACAATATTTTTCATCCTATCTTCATAATTTTCTTTATTTAAATAATTATCAATATCTTTTAACCATGGGTCATTTCTTAATGAAGCAGGTATCAATAAAAATATATTCCATTTAGGTGTATAATTATATAAAACATTATAAACATTAATAGCAGTTCTCGTTTTACCGGATCCAACACCATGATAAACTAAAATATCTTTAAACGGTGAACGATAATCTAAATATTTACCTACAAATTCTTGGTATGATGTTAATTCATTTTTAATATGTTCGTCACAAGGATCTTCACCTTCTTTTCTAACTATTTCAGGTAGTAAATATTTTTTAAAATTTTGCATGATCCATAAAGGAAAAATACGACCATTCTCTTCTAATACAATATTCTTTTTTTTTATTGTTTCAATATTGCTATCATTTTGTATACTCATTATAATGAATTTAGAAAATAATAGTTATTTAAAATATTTATTTATATTTAAGCTTTTTTGCCAGATTTCTTGGAAGATTTCTTGGAAGATTTCTTGGATGATTT